ACAAAAAGCGGGGACGGGGTTGTCCCTCGTCCCCGTATAGGGTTTCAGTTAAGCTGTCTTCACTGCCAATGTAGTATTGCCGCTTGCAATAGCACGACCGTTGCGGTTCGTCATGCAGACAGTGATCTTCTTATTGTTTGCGCTTGTTCCGACTGCAAGCTCGCTCGTTCCGTCCCAAACAGTCCAACTATTGTCGGGCATCGCATTGAACGCGATCGTCGGGGCAGTGTTGCCGATCTTGTAGTAATACGCGCCTTTAGAGGGGAGCGTATAACCGCTCACAGTGACGGCAGTCCCGCCAACAGCAGTTCCTGCAGAAGAACTAACAGTCAGCGCCTCTAAGCTGCCGTCAAGTCCGAAAAAAACTATCTCGAAGGGCGCTTCGTCGTAGTCATCGACTGCTGCCTGACGAGCATGGAACTCAGCAGCAAGCGTGCCTTCGCCTTTGTCGGTATATGTGAACGTAAAGTCCGCAGTATTGATAGCGTTCTTCAGACAGATCAGAACCATGTCGCCGCCAGAAATATCGCCGACCCAGCAGACGTTTGTCAGGTAGTCGCCGACCGCGATCGCGGTGTTCATAGTGATCGTGTCTTTCTTTCCACTTGTGGTCGTGTCTCCACTGCCAAGAAGCAGTTCCATGTTCGCAGGAGTCACTTCAAGCAGAGTGGTGCTCAGATAAGCGTCGGTAGAGTCGACGAAGTCGCTACCCTTGAATCCATAGCGCATACCGTCGATCTCAGGTGTACGCATTTCTCGAGTCACGGTAAAAGTACCGCCGCCTCGAGTCGCGCCGATCAGTGTACCAATGGGGCTTGATCCACCGCTGATAACATTGGCAATGGCAGCTTTCAGAGCGGCAGAGTCAGAAATGCTCGAATAGTCGACATTCTTCATCAAGACGCCCGCGTTCAACTGAAGTTTGTTGAACGTATCTGCACGAAGTCCGGTAGTTCCTCCGGGTGCACCCATAAGTTGCTCCTTCCTCCGGGTTATTCACCCGGCATGTGATATGCATTGATTGCCAGTGTCAGAAGCACTGACTGAGAATATTCATCCGCACGAAGCTGCATGAGCGGCGTCGACGGATAGATCACAATATGCCCGCCGTCAATGTCGAAATTATTTCCTTCTCCGATCGCTTCAACGATCTGATCAGCAGTTGTCAGCAGATCAGCGAGTTGTCGCTGCGGATACCATATCTGAGCGTACATGTTCGCTTGCTGATTCCATTCCGGCTCGACGAGCTGATAAGTGATGTACGGCAGAACGACCTCGTCGGGGACGCTTTCTGTCGTGTATGCGGGAAGTCCGAAGCTGCTGAAGAACGTTTTAAGCGTTTGTGCTGTTGCTCGCATCGGGCAGCTCCCACCTTTCAGCAGTGACTTTCGCGATCTGAACAGTGCTCGCAGGATGCGACTCTGAGTCGAGACTTCTGCTCGTCACTCTGAATATTGCTCCGTCAGAGACGCGCTTGAAAACGTCATGATAGTCGAGTGTAAAGCCTTTGTTCACGACGACTGTGAACGCTTCTGTGATCCCTTGTTTCTCGGCGATCTGCTGCTCTGTCGTCGTGTTCTTGCTGATCGCAGCTTTGAACGTTGCTCCCTCGACCCACGCTTCGACATAACTGCCGTATGCGTCGTCTGTGCGCGTTCTGTTCATGATCTTGCAGTCTTCCATCATATCGAACAGAAGCATCAGAACGCCACCTTTCTCCAACGGTTGAGCTGACTCGCAAACGCGTCTTGCCACGTCACTGCGCCGCCCGCGCCGCTGCCACCAGTAGCTTTCTGATAAGAGTACACTCCGAGCACGCTTTCGCTTGTGAACGGGCTCGCGACTGCTTCACCGTTCTTTGCCACCCACGCGTTGATCTCTGCAGACAATGCGCTCACCGCAGGAGGAACAGCGAGCGCACAGATCGTGCCAGCCCACGTCTCGTCCTGCAGTCCCGCCGCTTTGGTGTCGTCGTCGTTCTTGATGCCCGCTGCGTGATAGGTGTAGACTCCGTCGTTCAGATCAGAACCAGTGATCCAAAAGCGCTGTCCGTCTTTCAGATCAATAGAGGGAGAGATCGCGCCGTCAGCGATCTCGAACGTTCCGCAGTGCGGAGTCTTGATAAAGTAGTTGTGAATCGCTTCACAAATCTGCTGCAGCATGATCTCTCCCTCCTTTCGTGTTACCCGTTTTTACGCTTCTGAGCGGGCTTTTTGGGCGCTTCTGTCTTCTGCTCAGTGTTCTTGTTCGCTTTGACCTCGACCCGGTCAGAAGAGACGATAACGCTCATTCTCAGCCCTCCTTCGGCGCATATGTCAGACTCGACAGATCCCAGTACTGCGTGTAGGACGCGCCAGTGTCAGGATCAGTCTGCACTGCCATCAGCTTCTGATTCACAGGATCAGTGATGTGCAGCACAGCGTCTTTGTCGCTGTCGAGCGTCACAAGTCCAGACCCCGCAGAGTTGTGCAGTCCGACTCTGACGTTCGCGTAGGTCAGTCCAGTGCTGAATCCATCGAACCCGACAGCGAGGAAGTATCCTTCGCCCCAGTCAGTGACGAGCTGTCCGCTTGTCAGATAGTTCAGCGTACCAGTGAGCTTGCCCTCAGAGACTTCGACGTCGTCCTGCATAGAAGCGACTGAAGTCCCCCAGTACGAACCTGACGCTTTCGGGCTAAGCGTCAGCGGAGTCAGTCCTGTGAGTTTACCGTGATCTTCGCGATGCCGTTCAGATACTCAGCCCACAGCGCCATGCCCATCAGAGCAAAGCTCTCGCCGACAGCAGTGTTGTAGTTGCCCTGCGCATGGAAACCGATCAGATTCGTCTCGCCCTGCACAGTGTACTGCAGACCCAGCTTCGCGAACTCAGAGTCGGCGGGATCGATGTAGTACAGATCGATATTTTCGATCGGAGTAGCGATCACGACGTTCCGAGCGATCTGCGCAGCGGGCAGCAGGAACAGAGTGGAATACCCGAGGAAGTCTTTGATGTAGGTCAGACCGAACTGAGTCTGAACGCTGATGTTCGCAGCGCCGAGATAGTCGTACGCGTCGAGGATGTTCGCGAAACCGACGATCGCAGTGACGTCTTTCTGCATGCTCGCCCACTTGTTCAGCACTTCGCCCTGCGCTTTCGCAAGAGCGCCCTGCCAAGTAGAAGCAGTGCCAGTCAGAGAACCAGTGTTGAGGAAAGTGTAGAACTTTCCGAGCACGACGTTCTGCAGCTTGGTGAGGAACGCGTCGTCGCTCTTCGCGACAGCGATCTCAGCTCCGTAGGTGTTCACGTCTTCGATCGGGACAGCTTTCGCGTACTTCTCGATCGTCAGATCGCTCTTGCTCGCCTGCACGATCGTCGCTTTGCTGTACGGGATCACTTCGCCGGGATCAACAGCGCCGCTTTCGAGCGTGACGTCAGCAGTGTAGCTGATAAGCTGCGTGCCGGGGGTCTTGCGGATCGGACGCATGATGCCGAGAATGTTGCGCAGCGCGTCCCAGTTCTGCCCGAAGCGAGATACGAAGTCTACTTCGCGGGCAGTGACGTTGGTATAAACGTTCGGCAGACTATCACGAGGATTAGTCAAGCTCTCTACATAGGTAGCAGACATTTGTGTTACCCCTTTCCGAATAGATCAAGATTTTCCGCTATTGCTCTCTGTCGGGCGCTCGTGTCTTTGATCGCAAGAATCTCTGCTTTCGTCATTTTCCCGCTGCTGACAGCAGGGGGATTTTCGACTTTCGCGCCCTTCTCAGCGACAATGGTGCGGAATTCTTCCCACTCGTCGCCGATCTTCTTGCGCAGCTCTTTCTCGTTCTCGAGCTTGCCGTCTTCGCCGACATTCATGCCGGAGAAGTCAGTCACTTTCATGATCGAGTCGAGCCGCTTTTCGCCGATCTTTTCGTCGATCAGCAGTGCACGGTACGCTGCGCGTACTTTCGCAGCTTTCGCATCGTCGGCAGTCTTCTGCTTGAAGTCCTCGAAGCTCTGATGCTCTTCTTCGTACTTCTTCTTCCAGTCTTCGCTGCCGCGAGCTTCGTCCAACTGCTTCTGAACGTCGGGCAGCTTCTCCGCTTCTGCTTTGTACTTGTCTCGATCTGCTTTCAGCGCATCAGTGACTGCGACGTGTTCGTCCATAACAGCGCTGACTTGCTGATCATTCAAACCGAGACTCTCGAGAAAAGATCGTTTGAATGCCATACTATTTCCTCCCAATACTTCGGCGCGTTGCTTTGCGCTACGGAGTCTTTTGTCGAGCTTTGCTTTGCTCTGCCTATATTCTGATCGATCGCATAAAAAAACACATCGACAAAAGTGTTATTCGTCGATGTGTTCGTAACGTTTTTGTTAATTGTCAGATGCTGCTCATGATGCTTTGAATGATCGATGCCCATTCGCCGCTGTGCCCTTCGACAGCGGGCGACATGAACGGTTTAGCAGAGACATGCGACGCGACGAGCTGCTTGCCGAGCGCGGGAACATAGCGCCCGGGTTCTTGGTTGTGCCCGTACTCGACGAACGGAGCATAGAAGACGTCTGTTCCGATACGCTCTGTGTCTTCGCTGATCTGCTCGTGCGTGATGCTGTTTCGTAGATTGCCTGTCTGAACAGGGCAGTACTGCTTGCCGTACGCTTCAGCTTTGCCGCCGCATATCTCGAGAGCGCGAGCTTTTGCGTCTTTTACTGCAGCAAGCACTTCTGCTTTGTGTGACGTGTAGATCGCGGGCATTAGTAAACCACTCCTTCCTCGAACTCGATCTCGCCAATGTCGCCGTCGATCTCGATTTCTCTGTCTCTGAACAGCAGCAGACAGCTCGCGTACGCTTGCAGCATAGTGCCCGCTTCTGGGTGATACGCGTTTGCCATATACCCATCTGCGTTCGCGATTCGATCTTTGAGAAACTGAACGACGTCGCTGTCTGAGCTTTCAATGCTTTCGACTTTATCGTCTCCAGTGATCACTACACTGATCTCGCCGATGTCAGTATCTCCGTGTGCTTTGATCGTTGCCATTGTTTCTCTCCTTTACAGCGCTGCCATGATTCCGAGAATCCAGTTCGCCATTTCGGGATCAGCTTTGTAGAAGTTCTCGTAGTCAACGTAAACATCTTCAAATCCCATCGAGACGAGCTCGTACGCGCTGCCGCCGTAGTCTTTGCCCATGTACGCAGAGCGGAAGTTGTCGCGTCTTGTCTTCTCGTCGCGTCTGTATCCGCGTCCGAGCCACTCGAGCTTTTCTCCCGCTGTTCTGCGATCATAGAACTCTTTTTCCGCTTTCAGTATGTCAGAGTTTATCTTCTCGAATCTGTGTCCGAGCTCGTGAATGTTCGTTCCTAAAGAGCTGCTGAAGCGTATCTCTGCGACTGGTAACCCATAAGCGCCTCTGTAATAATAATGACTGTAATACGCTCTTCCAGTCGTCCAGTGCGATTCGAGTCTGACGTCATGCGACGCAGACGCGTTGAGCCACTCTTTCGGATAATAGTTGATCGCTTCGAGCGCTTTTTCGCGCAGCGACTTCTTGTTATAGTTCCATCGGTCAGTGCCGATGTACGTCGGAAGATCGCTTGCTGCGACTCCACCGATCTCTCTGATCTTCCCAAACGTCTCGCGGATCGCTTCTCTGTTTTTCTTTCTGAGCTCGTCTCGCGCTCTCCAAATACTGATGCTGTCGCGCTGACGCTCGAGCTCGTGCAGTCTCTTCTCGAGCTCGTCTGCTTTTCCGTACTCGCCTTTCAAGTCGAGCTCGTTGATCTGCTTGCGTATCTCTGCGATCTCGTTCTTCGTGTCTTCGTACGTCTTTTTGAGCTTCTCGAAGTCTTCTCTGTCTTGTGCTGTCGCTTTCTCGATCTCTTTCGCGAACTTTTCGCCGACTGAGATCAGATCATCAGTCTTCCACTCGCCGATGTGATTCTTTATTTCGTCTTTGATCGCTGCGATACCTTCTTCGGGCTTTTCTTCTGCGTTTTCTTTGCCGCTCTTCCACTCTTCGTACGGCACTCCGTCGATCGTCTCGCCTTCGCGCCACTGCTTCGAGCGATCTTCGTATTCGGGATAAACAGTAATCATCGTGCAGCGGCAGTTATAGACTTCTTCTGCGCTCCCGCTCGGATCGCCCGGGTACTCGAGTCCGTTGCTGAAGTCCTCATTATACGGTACTTCTTCGCCGTCCATTGCTCTGTGCGAGTCGCGCGTACGATTGTCAAGCGTCGCGAGCCACTTTTTGTTTACTTGCAGTCCAAGCTGCGCAGCTTGCTCCATCTGCACTTGTCTGCCCGCATTTTGAGCGCCTGTGATCGCTGTGCGAGCGAACATGCGCATTTTACTCTCGTTCTGTGACGACAGATCGCGACAGAGTCGTTCAGTAAGCTGATCGACGCTCTCGCCTTGAATGATGCCCTGCCGAATGATGTTGTTGACCTTCTGATAGTTCCAGTCGTAGTCTTTCTTTTGATCGATCTTCCACTTCGGCAGCAAGTCGGGATCGTCTTTCAGAAGTCTCATGAGCGCCTGCGTGTTGTAGACTTCCCAGTTGATCCCTTGAACGATCCAGTTCACTTTGAACGCTTCAGCATAGTAGTTCTCTGCGAAGACGTCGAACTTGCTGTCGTTGATGATCTGCATAGCGTGCTCGTTGTGATGCAGCATGACAGACTCGACTTGCGCGATCTTGCGCTCCCATGTCTGCTGCGTGAAGACTTGCCGACGCAACCAGTCTTTATACTCTGCCTCACTGAGCTTTCCGTCGCGCACTTCTTGACGCTTTTTCTTGTCCTGCGCAGCAAAGCGTCGATTGAAGTCTGCGAGCTTCTTTTCGAGCTCTTTCTGCGCTTCTCTGTACGTCTTGCGCAGCTCTCGATCGATCTGTGCTATACGCTTGTCTGCGTGCTTTGCTCCGCGATCAGGCATGTTATTCCTCCGTCGTCACTGTCTCGAGCTCTGCAGCTCCGCGTCTCGCAAGGATCGTCGGAATCTCGTCGGGTGTGATGAACGGCAGCTTCTTCAGCAGCGTCTCGTCGTCGAGCTCGTTCGCCGCGAGCATGACCATCTCTGTACGTTCTTTCTGATTCGAGACTCTGTTGCGATTGAACAGCGGGACGTCGTCGATGCCGATCAATGCGAGTATGCTCTGAATACACTCGATCGCCTGATACTCGAACGCGTCAGCTTCTTCGTCCATCGGCTGGTACGCAGCTTCGATCTCTGTCGCTGTCTTGCTGTCGCCATTCGACAGCGAGCTGACGTCAAGCGCTCCGTAGTCGTTGTAAATCTGATCTTTCAGCATAGTCAGAAGAGTCTCGCGTGCTTGCACAGGAATCTCTTGCGTGTACGGAGTGACAGGAGTGTTCGTCGTGTCGACGACTGCGATGTGCTGCAGCTTCAGTCTGTCTCTGAACTCTGCGAGATCAGCGGGCGACATGCCCATAGCATTACTGACGATCCAGTATATCTCTGAGCATTCCTGCAGATCGTTCGCAAACCCGCTTTTGATCAGATCGTACGCGTCGATCGCTGCACGCATACCGACGAGATCGCTCTGCTTGTGTTCGCTGCCCCAAAACGGTTTGATCGGCAGCGCAGAGTAGTTCGTTCCGTCGATCACTTCGTCGCCGTCTGCTTCGCTGTGCGCGACTTTCAGCTTGTACGCTGTTTTTTCTGCGTACTTCACGAGATCGAGCCCGACGCTGCCCTCGCGAGTGCGATACTTCTCGTACCCGTCTTCTTCGTACACGACAACAGTGACTGGTTTCTTGTTCCAGTCAAGACTCCAAAAGCGGAATCCTGCTCTCAGTGTTCCGTCGTCTTCGTCGTACAGCGGGCAGAACTCAGTCATTTTGAACAGCACAGCATGATCGAGATTCCAAAAGACGTAGCTGCACCCGTGAATCAGAGCATACTTGCCCGCTTTGCTGAACACAGTGTCGAACTTGCTGCCGAGCGCTTCTTTCGTCGGATCAGTCAGCTCGCCCGTTCTCTCGTCTCTCTGAGCGTTCGCGAACGATACTCCGTTGCCGAGAGAGTATGCGACTCGCTGCGTCGTCAGTCTGTGGAAGAAGTTGCTCGCGATCCTGTTGTTCGCAGACGTAAAGTCGACGACTCTCTTGCCGTCCATACCGTACAGATACTTGACGTACGACATGATCGTCGTGTTGCGCTGTGCCTCGTACTGATCAGCAGTCGTCGCGATCTTGAATATGTCTGACTCTCTGTACTCGTTGATCGCTTGCGCGATGAAGTCAGTGACGCGGAACTCAGCTTTTGCTCGCTCGAAGTCTTGGTAGGTTTT